GCACCCCAAATAAAAAGATTATCATTTTCATTAAAATCAGACACTGCTGACCTTGATGCATTAGCATCTTTTACTGCATTAAAATATAATTGTAAGGTAGTTGATAATGTTTCTAAAGATACAATACATTTAAACCAACCATTCCCATAATCTTTTATACTTGCATTGTGTCCACTATTACTTACTGTTACAACTCCATTTTCTAAATCAAAATTAGTTCTTGGATTATTAACAACTTGAGCGCCTCCGTTAAATAATTGTAAATATTTTAAATTACCTTTTTTAGCAAAAAAAGAAACTGAATAATCAGAACCACTTAAAACAGAAAAACCATCTTGAAATGCTAAAAGACCATTATAAGTTGTAGATGCATTTACCTTATCTGAATTTAAAAAACCATCTGGACTTATTGAATTGTTAGAAATTATTTCTGTGCTATTAATTTTAGCCCAATTTGAATTACTAAAATCCTCACTATAAGTAACAAGATTAGTCCTCTGCGGTTCAAGTAAAAAATTAGGGCAACCACCATCGGTATAATCTAATCTTGGTACATTATTACCCATTGTTTCTATTAAACCATCTTCGTTAACTCTTGTTGCTTCAGATGCTCTTGCAAAAGTAAAATCTCCAACCCCACTTTGAGGTAAAACACTATATAATTTTGTTGGCTTATAAGCCGTTGGTATCATCGCCAATTTTGGTGTTGCCATATCTTTATAAATTTAATTTTTCATCAATACATTCTACGCTCTCTATAACTCCACCATCTGCTGTAACTCTTGCAACAAAATCAGTCGTTATTTGTGATTCACAACCAGCGTAAGGTTTATAAATCAAACCCCAGCCAACAGTATTATTACAAACACCAGAACCCCACCAGCTTTTACTATAAATTTCGTTTGCCATTATTTCTTATTTTTTATTTTTTTCAAAAAGGTTTTTAACTTTTCGATGTTTGCTTTTTTTGGTTTATATATCATAGTACCCACCCATTAAAAGTTGAATCATTACTGGGGTATATATCATCATTTACATTATTGGTGTATTCTGGATATGTAGTTTGGTTAAAACTCATAAAGTCAATAAATCTTCTACTATACCATTCTGCGTTTGTACGTGCCTTTTCAACTAAAAAATCTATTTCGTTTTTATCTACCGATTGTGCATTTTCTGATGTATGCTTAAACACTCCACCATTCTTTATTTGGTACGCTGCAAATGGCATATAGTTAGATTGTGCATACCATATTAACATTGGTGCTATATAATCATCTAAAACTGTTTTCCATCGTGCATTAGCTGGTAAATCAATATTAGGTATTGCAGCAGTTAAACCATCGTACATTTTAGTTCCCATTAATTGCTGAACATCTATCTCTTGTGCAATCTTAATAAACTGAATAAACTTATCAGTATCAACATTACCATCCATAATTGAATTACGGATCAAATCAGTTCTATTTATAAATAAAGTTGTAGCCATCTATATTCTTTTATTACTTGGTAAAAACCCCTCGTTGGGCATATCTATTGGTCTTTTTGCTACCAATGAATCGTTTTTTTCTGGTTTAAACCCAGCAGCTATTGCCTTGTTTACACTAATTGTAGGTGCTAATGGACTATCAATATCAATTCTTTTACTATCTATTGTATACATATAAGTTTTACGCATCCAAAAATGATGGCAAGCACCTCCCCCTTTATATAAATTAGTTTTTCCCCCTTTATGTAACCATATAGAATAAGTATCAGCACCCCTTGCACCCCAACCTGGATTTACTGCTCTATCACCCATTTGTTCTATATCTTCTTTTCTATATATTTTTTTTGCTTGTACCATTGTTTTACAAAAATCTCTTGATACATTTTTACCACTATCAAAGGTATCTTGTAATGGTGCATATTGGTATCTTACTTTAAATGCAGCAGCACCAACTACTTCATCTTGTTCACTTTTTGCATTTGGTCTTGCAGTTCCAGTAGATACAAATTCCCATATTTTAGCTAATGTACTTTTTTCTTTTTTTTTGTTTAGTTCATTAATTTGATAATCTAATGCTTCTTCATCATCATAATCAACTTTTCGTTCATCAATTAATGTCCAATTTTCTAAATCTTCATCTTCACCAAATTCATCAATAAAATTATCTAATTCTGTTTTTTCGGTAGACATTTTAACACAATTAGGTACTTCTTTGCCATCAATTTGCTTTAGGCTAAATCTTCTTTTTTCAACACCTGTTTCTTCCTCAATAGTATCTGCATCTTGTACTGACTTATCTACATCTGTAAATTCTAATGGTTGTAACGTTGTAAAGTATAGGTTTAAAGCAATATCATTGTAAGCAAGTATATTATCAAAGCAATCTATTAAAAGTTCTTGAAATGGTCTTATAACGGTGTTATCCATTAGTAAGGATGCAGTCTTTATTTCTTCTGCATTATTACCTAAACCGCTACCGTCTTTTATACCTAATAACATAGGCGAAACGATCCTATGTGCTACCATTATTTTTTGTGTACTTTCCTCACTTAAAAATTGGTATTGGTTATGTGCATCAGATAATTGTACTGGTGTTATTTCTGCTTGTGATTCTTTGTTGTCATTAAAAGCCAATATAAACTTCCCAGCGTTTGATGTGCCACTAAACTTTTGTGCTATCTTCTTTTCTATTAATTGTCTTTCTTGTTGGTTAGGTGTACCGTTGTTAAAGTTAATTAACATTGATGGTGCTAAACCATTCATTATATTGTTAAGGTGGTAATTAGATACTTCTTCTTCTAACTCTGCATACTGCAACCCACCTTGATAATCTACTGGGCTATAATAATAGAAACCACTTTTATATGGTTTTATATAATAAATTTCTATACCCTCTTTAGACATTCCAAAAGCTGGTATTCTTAAAGGTTCATCAGTACGTTTTATGTTTGCCCAATCATCAAAATAAAAGTATGCTGGTATTTCACCATTTTCATCACATTTTTCAGCACGTAATGTTTCAATAGGTATATGCTCTAACTGAACAATCTTACTTCTGTCTTTAGAGTAAATTACTTGTATTGCAGCATTACCCATTAGCTTTAAATCGTAAGATACTTTTCTAACTACATCCTTTTTAAACAATGCAATCATTTGAGCGTACTCATTAGGTTTTCTGTTGCTATCAGTTGCGTTTAATCCTTTTCCATATATAGCTTGGCTAATACCATTAATAGCAGCGTTATTAGTAGGACTTCCATTGTATCTATCTATTAGGTATTGAAAGTAATTGTTATCTACTCCATATTCAATCCAATCTTCACCGTTTACTTCTTTAATTTCTGGACTTGTGTAGGTGCTTAAATTAACAAAGCCAAATTCTGATACCTTTGACGCTTTTGTAAATTGCCCTTTACTATTTCTTTGTCTTTTCATATTACTATATAAGTATTGTCATAACCATCATAGGTTGTGTATTTACCTTTATTTATTTTATAATAGTCATCGTTCACTTGGTCTATGTCTTGATCTGTACAGAATATTTTATCCTTATAAATAATTTCACTTGATATACCATAATCAGCACCAATAGGAATAAGACATTGTGGCGATTCAATAACACCACCAGTTTCAATTACTCTATTATATACAAACTCTATAGTTAAATCGTAAAAATGATTCTCAATTAAGTTAAATGTATTTGTAAATTGTAAATAGTTGCCTACTTGTGATGCGTTTTCAATAGAATAGCTTTTAGTTATGTTTGTACTATCATCTCGTACATACATAATAAAATAACTCACATATTCTCTTGGAATTACAGATAACGTTTGTGCGTTTGCACTTGTGCTTAATATAATCATCAACTATATAACGTAAATAATTAAGTAATTTGTAGAAATTATATTGTAAAAAAAAAGCACCCTATAAGGATGCTTAATTTATTAACTAAAATTAAATTTATGCAGTTGGGTCAATCTGTGTTGCATCTCCAGTTACTGCTGCATCTAAAAAGTATGGTGCAGTTTCCTCCATACCCTCAAAGGTAAGTGTAAAGCCGCTCAAATCTCCAGCTGCTGCTCCAGTCACTACTGTACCTCCCGTACATTCCATTCCGTTTTCAAACCCACATAAGAAGCTATTACCGTAATAATCTTCAACTACAATATATGGTCTTGCTACTGCAAGAGTTTGTAGTTCTGCTTGTGTTTTTGCATCTAAATAAGTTAATGTTAAGTTTAAAGTTTGTGTATAAAATGTAGTTCCATTTTCTCTACTACTTGTTACAGTAGTTTCTAAAGATGAATTACCTTTTACATCAAATTCAAACCACGT